CTCTGGCTTTTCTCTCTCGAGAGTTTTTCTAGGCTCATGGCACCTAAAGATGTGCGTACCACCATGGGCAAACACTCCGTTGGAACGAAAGTTCCAACAAATGAGGCGTGGGATCACGCCAGAGACGTAGTCTCTTTAGGGTCGTTTCCTTCGACCACAATCCTCCGTTATGGGGGAAAGGGCACACACACATGTGTGTGTGCAGATCATGAGAGACACCGCTCTCTCTTTACTGTAAATTTACAGTTCATTGCTCCGGCAATGATTGGCAGGGACACGGAAGTCCCTGAACTCAAAGTCTGCTTCAATGCAGAAAACATATGGGAATGTCGTATTCCCAGAGAGGTCAGTGGCCTCAATAAAAGGGTAGTTTTCGAAAAACTACCAGATGTTAGGACAGCTTTACGCGTCCTAAAACGCGGAACCTATTGGTTCCCACAGCTTCTCAAGAAGAAGAAGCTAAAGAGCTCCGCGTTTGGGCGGAGCATGGCCCGCCTCCTGGCGGGTAAAACGTCTCCGGACGGTACCGAGCCCTTAGGGCTCATTAAGTCGATGAAAGTGTCGACTTCAGCCGTTCACCGGCTTCGTAGCGCTTTGGCTACGGTAGATGGCTTGATGATGCAAGCCTTACTAGCATTCCCAGGGAATGCTGATATTCAATCCTGGAAGAGGATTGATCAAATTCAGCGATCAGGCATCGCTAATATGGTTGCGGATTACTTCCGCGACAATGACCCAGAGAGGGTCACTACCTTCGAGAAGGTAAAGAAGGTCCGTAAGGACCTAAAACAGGAAATCTTTAATCCTGTAGGATCACCCAAGAGGGTGGTCGTGCCGCGGGAATTATCCGCGATGAGAGTTTTACTCTCGCTAATAAGGGAGAAGACTCCCTTGTCGCACCTTCAAGGTACGATTCTCTCGCAAACGAGAGCAAGTGGTGTTCCACCACAGGTCTTGTATGACAAGACATTGGCCAAAACAAAGGCCATCCTGACGAAACCGTCAGATCGCAACCTGTACAACAGGTTAGCCAGACCCATCGCAAGAGGGGTCGATGTCCTCTGGCAGGACTTTCTTCAACGTCTCGGCGGCGTTGAAAAGAGGGACTCTTTCTGGGAGTCCACAATGAGAGAGAGCAAGATCTCTCTCTCCGACAGTGGGGAATTCTTTACACCCACAGATGAAGGCGGCAAGCTTGAAGCCGCCAGAAAGGTCCTTGAGACCCATCCGGTTATCCGGAAAGTTAATCTCCACACAGGAGAAATGACTGATGAGGTTATCCCCATCACAGATACCTCTCAAGGAGAGAGGCTTTTCCACTGGGCACTCCAGTGTTTCCGCAACCGTAAAGGTTGCTATGATAACAACTCAATGAGTTGTAGGATCTCCCTAGTCGCTGAACTAGGGAAGTTTAGGACCATCACGGTCTCAACACTCCAGCATGCGCTGGTACTTCACCCATTGTCACATATGGGCTTAAAATTTCTGGAGGTTTTTCCCTCCAGTGAGAGCGGCATAGGAGCCGCTAATCATGCTTGGAACTTATTCAAGCGGTTGTCGCACAATAATCCCAGTGCGGCTTTCCTCTTCAAAGAGGATTTACAGGTGGTCGTAATGTCCACCGATTGGAAAACGGCCACAGACTTCTGTGACCACTTCATAGCGCGTGCTATGTTAAATAGGCTTCTTGCCTATTTCGGGGTACCACAATGGTACCGTGAGACAGTGCTCTTCGCACTGACAGCTCCACGCCAGGTGGAGACATTAGACCGGACAGGATGTCCGGTATCGAAGTTTTATACTTCAAGAGGGGTCCTCATGGGGGACCCATTAACAAAGGTGGTTCTCCACCTCTATCACCTTATTGGAAGGCGAATCATGGAAGATTTACTCTTCCGAATTTTCAAGGAGAATGTCCTTGATGAGTCTGATCATTCAGACGATGAAGGGCCATCACGGCCCTGATTGCGCTTAGCGCGATCGATTTACACAACACGGACACAGATTCGTGAGGGCCGAAAGCCCCAAATCCACCGCGAGGTGAAAGTTGATAAAAC